CGCTTCACTTATCGCAATTGGTTATTTGTCATTTAACGCACCAAGAATATATGGAAACACTATATTGGGAAACTCAACGGGTTCAAGTTTTAACTTTTTTGTAAATGTAAGCCCTTATGGTCAAACTCCATCAACACCATCAAGAGGTGTATTATTTGATGGTGGTTTTGGGTTTCAAAGCGGAGGTTATGCAAATTATTTTGAACTATCTTTTTAGCTCTACAAATAGTTCCTTTACTATAACCAGTTTTACGAATAACATAATCATTTGTACAACCTTCTTTGTAATATATTGCTATTTGTTTTGCTATATTATTTAAATCATATTTAGGCTTCCTTTTAATTTTTATTTTATTGTCTTTTAAATAGTTACATAAAGAAGTTGTGCTGCAATTAAGCATTTTAGAAATTTCTACTATTGTGCTTTTGTCTTTATGTTCTAATATTAAAGGTAACCTTTTATCCCAAATGCTTTTATATTTTTTCTTTAATTTGTCAATTTGGTTTTGCTTTATTTTAATTCCTATTTCACTTTTCCAATCAATAATATTTCCACCTTGACCGCCCGTTCTTGAATTTAAACCTATTTTAGAATTATTTGTCTTACAATCATTTATAGATAATTCCTCTAATTTATATGCCATTTGCTTACTAAGATTATATATAATCACTTCTTTAGAATGATTTTCAAAACCATACTTAGTAAAACTATTATGTAAAGCTATGTTTTGTTTTCTATTTTTCCAATCAGAAAAATGCTCTCCCATTCTCCTGGTAAAAGAATTTGTTACGCCTATATACGTTTTACCGCTTGGACTAATTATGTTATATATACAATAACTATTTGCCATCAATTTCTTTTAGCTTATTAATACTCCACTCAATCCCGCTCGTTCCGCCCCACGCGTCCCACATTAACCCACCACAACCTTCGCTATAAGGTACGTCTTTATGTTGCTGATGTCTTTTAAACGAAGCCATACGAGCAATCGTATCTCTACTAATCGGTTCACGATTTGCCAACTGTCTTGCCCTTGCCTTACCAGTTGCTTCTCCGCACGAACCCCAGCCATTTTTATCTGCCCATTCTATTGCTCTCTTTGCGTTGTTAGTTGCACTCTCAGGGTAGTCGGTATAGCTTTCAGCAAACTTGCCACCTGCAAGAATAGCCTTCCAAACTTGCATAGCTTTTTCCTCTGTATCGTACACGCAGCCACCTTGTCCGATTTTCCATTTTCCTGAACTGCATCTTGTTACTGGCATAGTTTACTATAAATATACTTTCGGTCTAAATTTATCTCGTCAAAGTTATACTTCTTTTGGCAGAACTCAAACAACTTCTGTCCGCTTTCTTTTCGCATATCCGCATCGCTTACTAAATCTCTTATATGTTTGTACCAATCCTTTTGGCTTTTAACGTAATGCACGGGCATATCTAAGTAAGGGTTAACGTGGCTAACTATGGCAGGGTTCTTTTTAGAAGCCGTTTCTAATACCTTTAGATTTGACTTCATAGCGTTGAACTTGTTATCTACCAATGGTATAACTGAAATATCCGAGTCCGTATAAGCACCCATATATTCCGTAACCTTTGCATAGTTATAGATCGTAGGGTTTAGCTTTAGTCCGCAAGTGAAGGCATCAATCATTTTATCCCAGATAGGTTTCTCCCCGTCATTGTAACCTGCTATTACTGTTCTTATATTCATACCTTGTAACCTTTTAAAAGGTTGCCTTAGTATTTCTAAATCTCGTTCGTGCGTTCCGCTACCTGACCAAAACAACCTGACTTTATAATCTTCGGTCTTGTTATCCTGGAACTGCTCTTGCCCATAGGGTAAAGCGTTTGGTAATATGTGAACGTTCTTATTGTATTGGCTTATCTCACTTGCTAACCTTTCGTGAGTGCAGGTACAAAGGTCTGCAACTTCTAAGTAATCGGTAATCTGTTTGCCTATGTTATCAAATTTGTATTTGTAAAACAACAAATGGCTTTCGCTAAGTTCCCAATAATCGTCATTGTCTACTACTAATTTAAAGCCGTACTTAGTGCGCCAAGTGTCCATTTGCTTTGCATCTATTTCGTTAAGCATTCTATTCATTAGCACAATATCCCAACCTTGCTCAAGTAGTTCGTCATTCAATACATCGGTAATAAGTGCGTACTCTTTTTCCAAGTGTACTATCGGCATCATTATTCTGTGCAGTCCTACACCTGAGTTAGCAGAAGTTATACAAAGTATTCGCATCTTATATTCTTTTGGTTGTGGTATATGTCTTGGTATTTTTCCCATACGCTTTGCGCCCGTGCTAAGCTTTCGTCTTTCATTCGTCTATACTCCGTTCCGTTGCCGACATCGTGTCCTATATGTTCTGAGCGCATATCTGGTAGGTAGTAATTAGTAAAGCCTGTAATAGTTGCACGTTCCCCGTAATCTGCATCTTGCATTCCGTATGGGTCATACTCGGTATTGTAACCACCTATCGTGTCTATAAGTTCACGAGTAATAAAGTTATCTCCAAATGGTGTATGTACTTTATGTACCCCGTCTATAATGGGTGGTAATGCTTCTACACAATGTATTCCTATTATGCCTGTCTTTTCTATTCGTTGTGCAAACAATACAAATTTTGCTAACCAATTCTCAGGCAGTAAAATGTCATTCGCTAATAAACAAACTGCATCGTAATTAGTAGTAAGCTTAAGTCCTGCGTTTACTCCGGCTGCTATGCCTCGTTTTTCTTTTGATAGATCATAACCGGCAAAAGGATAATTAAAAGTTTCGTGCGTGTCACTTCCATTATCTATTAAGAAGCAGTCCGCATTGTAACCAGAGTTAAAAAAGTTTTGGTTAATTACACGCTGCGTTAAATCGTGTCGGTTTTGTGTAAGTAATAAAATAGCTACTTTCATTATCTTATGTTTGAACCGATTTCTCGTGCAGGAACTCCTGCGTACTTAGTATTTGGTTTTGCATCTCCTTTTACAAAAGCACTTGCTCCTATCATACAATTTTCTCCTACGTTTGCAAATTGATGTAAAACTGCGTTTAGTCCTATGTTAGCACCTTTATCAATAATTGAATGCCCACCTATTTTTGCTCCGCAACTTATAGTAACATTATCTAAGATTGTGCAATCGTGTCCAATGTGTGCGTGTTTCATTATGAAACAATTATTACCAATAAAGGTATCAATCTCCGTTCCTGCATCTATTGTTACAAGTCCTGTAATAACATTGTTATCTCCAATGTAAACTTTGCCTTTTTCTTTTTGCCAAAACTTTTTATGCTCGGCTTTGTCGCCAATGATACAATAAGCACCAATGTAGTTCCCGTCTCCAATAATTACGTTATCGCCAATGATAGCGGTAGGGTGGATAAAGTTAGCCATTCTTTTTTTTATTTTTAGGTTTAGGTTGTTCTTCGTACCAAGTGTATAATCGTTTAATCATATCGAAGATACAATTACCGCACCATACTGTTAGAATAAAATCTGCACTCATATACTTGCGATAAATATGTTCGTACATTTTTAAGATGTCTAAATCTATATTACGCACATATCCATTCTGGACCGTATGCCAATTTCCAATGTGTTCGTCTAAAAAGTTGCGGTGTTCTATTTCCATAAGTTCCACATTATTTTTGAAAGCATTGGAGCAACTGCTCCTGGTATAAATACAAACGCAATAACATCAGTACATATTGCAGGTAGTAAATATAAAGCCAATCCTGTCCAAGCTGCTAAACAACTCGTGCAACTAAAAGGCTTAAAATCTAATTTCCATTTTCTATGAAATTGGTGTATCTCTACAAAGAATATTGCAAAGCATATTGCTGCTATAATTATCATAATTTTAATATTTATGCCACCCTTTTAGTGGTGAGTATTGTATATCTAAAAATGGAAATTTTATATTAAATTTTCCTTGCCACCAAGGAACTTCATTTAATTCTCCACCAAACCAAGCTTGATGCCATACAAATAAATATCCACAAAATAAACTAAATCCACAATTACCGCTATGCAAATTATTTAACATCAAACCAAATGTTGGATATAAACCTAATTTTGGAAAGCTAAATGATTTTAAAAAATATCTACTTTTATATTGTTTCATATTATTTGCGTAATTGTTTTTTAAGTTCTCGTTTAGTTAGTTTTAATTCCCTATGAATTGACATATACGGGATACCTGTTACCCTGCTAAGTTCTTTAGCGTTGCAGTTATGCTTAATAGCATACACTCTTAAAAGTTCTGCTTTATACCAGTGCATTTTAGATAACTCATCTTCTACTTTATTAAGTAAATCTTCGTCTCTATCGTGAACAATCAATTCTACTTCTAAAGGTTTGCGGTATGTGCGATAAAATTGGCTTGTATTACTTTGCATCATATTAATCATAGTTCTAACCAAGTAGAACTTTAATACGTTACGAGTTCGCATATCTATTAATCGTTCTTCTTCCATTTCGCATAGCACCTTAAATATTTCGCTTCTTAAATCTTCTCGTAAATCTTCAGGCTGCATTTTGTCTATTGCTTCCTTTAATTCTCGGCTCTCCCAAAGTTCTAATATGATGCTATTCTTGTTCATATTCTTTTATGGTTAGTTTGCCGTTCTCTTCGGTTGCTATGTAACAAAAACAATTTGCCGTCTTTGCTAAGTTTAAGAATGCTATTTGGTAGCTGCTTAGTTTATCTCCTATTGCTTTTGTTTCGCAGTATACCGCTACTCCGCTTTGAGTGTGGAAGCCTACTACATCTGGAACTCCTTTAAGTCCTATAAAAGTTCTACCTCTAACCGCAAGATTGTTATTGCGCCATACAAAGCACCCGTTTTTATTTAGGGTCTTGATTGCTTCTTTGGTTAATTCGTTTGCGGTCATATTACAAAACTATATTAAGAAAATGAAACTTTACCAAATTTTATTTGTTCTTCAAAAAATAAAGCTACGGCTACGGCTCTTGCTTGGTTCTTAAGCCAACTATCAGTCCATTCGTCTCGGTATTGCTTTGCGCTTATGATGTCCATTTTATTAGCTTTGTATGTAATAATCTCCATTAGTTTCTTTTTAGCAACCGCACCATCATCTTTTGTCCACTTCTTGATACCCGTGCTATTAAGCTTTGTAAATACGGATAATGGGTTAAATAACCTATCAAATGTTCTATTCTCTAAAAGCTTATATTCTTGGTAAGAGTAGTCAATTATCTCTAAATCAGTTAAGTGCGGTATTGCTTCAACTCGTTCCTGTGGCATCATTTTTCTTACTTCGTTTGCTTTTTTCTTGTACCTATCCATAACCTGACTAAAGTATGCAGGACTAAAGTTCTGGTAGTGATCTATAAAGTCATTAGCTACCATTTGCTTAAACGCTACTTTAACTTCGTTTATTGTAAAGCCACCATACTCAGTTCTTATCCAATCCTCTAAAATTGCTAACTTAACATCTCCAGGATTGTTAATACCTATTAGCTGCATAATGTAAACAAGGTTCTGTTTAAATATTGTAGAATTCAGGTTGCGAACCCTCTCGCCCGAGAATGCGGTCATAATCTCTTTCTCCGTAGGTA